GGAAAAGATAATATGCATAGACGTGGAAACCCGCGACCCTAACCTCCTTTCCAAAGGCCCCGGATGGTCAAGGGACGATGGTCAGTTGATCGGGATCGCCGTAGCGTCCTCCCAGTGGAATGCTTACCTTCCCATTGCCCATGAGGGTGGCGACAACATGTCGAAGCGGACTGTGTGCGGTTGGCTACAGGAACAGCTAGATCACAAAATGTCTGTGGTCTTTCATAACGCCCAATACGATGTGGGGTGGCTGTTAACTGAAGGGATTGAGATAAAAGGCAAGATACTCGATACCATGATCGCCGCACCGCTGCTCGATGAGAACAGGTTCAGTTATTCATTGAACGCCCTTGGGGGAACCTATCTGGGGGAACGTAAGCAGGAGGAAGATCTCAAACGGGCGGCAGGTCAGCATGGGGTGGATGCGAAGAAGGATATGTGGAAACTTCCGGCGTCAAGGGTAGCCTTGTACGCTGAAACGGATGCACGTTTAACCTTGAAGTTATGGGATGTGTTAAGCCGGAAGCTCAAGGAAGAAAACTGTGACAAAGTGTTTGAGCTGGAACTTGATCTTCTGCCGATTATCTTTGAGATGAGGAGGAAAGGTGTACGGGTCGATGTAGAGAAAGCCCAGGAAACCAAAGAGTTTCTCCAGAAGAAGGAAGATGCTCTTTTGAAGAAGGTACATGACGAAACCAAAATTCACCTTGAACCATGGAACGCCACATCATTAGCCTCAGTCTTTGATGTCCTTGGACTGGAATATCAGAGAACCCAGAAAACGGAAGCCCCAAGCTTTACCAAACATTTTCTCAAAGGCCATGCCCACCCCATCGCCAAAACAATTCTGGAGATTCGGGAATACAACAAGGCGAACACTACCTTTGTTGATACGATACTGAGTCACCAACACAAAGGACGCATCCACTGTGAGTTTAACCAGTTGCGTTCAGATGAGGGCGGCACCGTATCGGGTCGGTTCTCCTCAAGCCATCCTAATTTGCAGCAGGTTCCCGCTCGACATCCTGAAATAAAGGAGATGATCCGGGGGTTGTTTATCCCGGAGGAGGGGTGCCAATGGGGAAGCTTTGACTATAACGCACAGGAACCCAGATGGCTCATGCACTATGCTTCCAAGACCCCTGGGGTAAGGGATAACGAAAAGGTTTTAGAAATAGTAGATCAGTACCAAGAGGAAGCGAAGCACAAACTCGAGGTCGGAAACAAGAAGGCTGATTTTGACTTCCACCAGATGGTAGCAGACATAGCGGATGTTGACCGTTCCGTTGCCAAGACAATTAACTTGGGGATCATGTACGGCATGGGCATTGGGAAACTGGCTACTGTCATGGGAGGCATATCCTTTGAAGAAGCCAAGGAACTGAGAAACGAATACGATGAGAAGGTGCCATTTATAAGAGCGATGGCTTCCTCAGTTATGGATGTTGCTTCCTTGCGTCATGAAATTCGCACCTTGCTGGGTCGCAAGTGCCGCTTCCCCATGAGAGAGCTACGAGGATATAACAGGGATTCGAGTTCCCTGATCCACGCCGACAAGCTTGAGGAAAGATGGCGCGGTATCCTGGATACCCCGGAAGAGGAACGTGAGAAAGGCTGGAAAAGTTTTGAACCTGACCGTTATCAGGTAGCCTTTACCTACAAGGCTTTGAACCGTTTGATACAGGCGTCCTCTGCCGATCAGACCAAGATGGCCATGAAGATGTGCGCGGACCATGGTTATCTGCCCATGCTCACGGTTCATGACGAGCTTTGCTTTTCAATAAAGAATGACGATCAGGTGAAAGAGATTAAGGACTTGATGGAGAATTGTATCCCTGATCTTCAGATACCATCAAGGATCGATGTTGGAACCGGAACAAATTGGGGTAATGCAAAATGATATTTTTAGTATTTACGGTTTTAAAAATAGGATTCATGATTGAAAACAAGGAGTTTATCGATACGGCAATGGAGGAGATGAGAGATGGAGCGACCTGGCATAGAGTTGGACCACAACCACCGGACCCTACGGCTAAAGCTATCACCATAACGCCGCCAGGTGGAGAGCCGTACATTATCTGGAAACTGAAGAAGTAAGGTCAACACCTTATGAAACGAGTTCTACTGGGTTTGGTATTCCTGTTGTTGTCTTCGACAGAAGGGTGGAACGGGATTAGGATTGTTCCACGTCCGCTTGTTTGTCCGGGAAGTTATAATTATACAACTTGGACTGATTGTTTAGGCACCTATACCTTTGCCAGTGGCAACAAATACGCCGGTCAATGGAAGAGAGGATTTCCTAACGGACAAGGGACTGGGACCTATGTCAGTGGGAATAAACATATTGGGAAGTATAAGGATGGCTATAGGAACGGACAAGGCACCTATACCTATGTCAGTGGGAGCAAATACGTTGGTCAATGGAGAGATAACACAATGAACGGATACGGGGTTTACACTTGGGCAGACGGGGAAACCAAAGAAGGCATATGGAAAAACGGGAGATTAAAGAAATAAGATCGTTATTCGTCCCAGTCAACAAACGATTCAGACTGTGGATTATAGGATGGTGCGTCATAAATATCCCCAGCTTCTGGAGGGGTTACGGTGGGTCGTTGTTGAAACCGTTGTAGTTGATTCCACATCTGGGCCTTACGCTCTGGACTCATGTCCGTTATAGAGGGTGCAGGTAAAGTCTCTCTTGTCACGTCTACTATTTTAGGTGGCCTCGTAACGGGATCAGTTGATAATATCTCACTTTGCCGGGGAGTAGGATGGAAAGGAAGACCCCCTCCCCTTGGAACACTTTGGTGTACGCCTGGAAAATTCTCCAAGCCCATTGATCTCATGAGGGTCCCAAGCCAAGATGGATCATTCATAAGTTTATCTTGCTGGTACTGATTTGCGAAATTTCTTAGGGCATTAACCCCCGTCAGGGCTATTCCCGCTGGGTGGATAGGTATTCCTAACTTGTCCGCCACCGTGATTCCTGTACTTGCTACATTAGCCGCTGTTCCAAGTGCTCCATCACTTTGTCCCTCCTGTGATTGCAAAGCTTCCAAAAACGTATTCCTGACTTGCTGCTTTTGCTCTGCTAGACTAGGCCCAGTTCTTGCCGCTTCGTCTTCCGCTATTCTTGCCTGATCCCTTATTGATTCCTGAAGATCATATGTTGCGGGACCAAATCCAGTACCTAAATCCTGAAATCCTGTTCCAGGCGTCCCTATAGAAAGAATACCCTCACCTCCTCTTAATGATTCTCCCCCCCGTAAATTTGCATCAAGAGAAGGAATTCCTATCTTACTTAGTGGTGAGACGGGGGCTATTGGTAAACCGGGGGTGAGTCCTCTTTCGGTTGGAAGTACTGTAGATGGTTCTCCAGGAAGTGTTAAGGAGGGTAGGGGTGCTGGAACCGTGGTCCTTAATTGG